GTTCCATTTTTCAAGTTCCGGAGTTGCCTGTTGGATTCTACCATCTACACATGCGTTGCGCGAGCTCCTTCCATTTCAGGGAATATTGAGTAGAGAGCTGCGAGGAAACACTGATGGCCAGGTTCCCACCTTACCTCTGTTTGGTCAGGGATATTTAGGTAAGGGTTTGGTAGTCTATCATTAATTGCGAACTGCATGTGCGTACCATGGTCTACTAATCTCTCATTAGCCTTCAGAACATGATTTGCTTGCCACTTAGATAGGGCAGGAGCCACCTAGGCATGACATGTAATAGGGTGGCCAGTTCGTTTTGCTAGAGCTCTGTAGAAATCAGAATACTCCGGCTCAGTTAGTTGATATTAAGTTAGGGCTCGAAGCCAGAAGAGTCGCTCAGCATTCTTTAAGGTAGGTAGCAACTCATAAGTTTGTGCATAATAGAAGCAAAAACCATCTCTCGGTGGATCTATAAACCCGTCTACAATATCCCAGGCAGCTGAAAACTCTTCATCATTCTCCTCAGGCTCAAACGTCAACACTTCATCCTGGATGTAATCCCCTACTTAGAAAATGAGTTGTAGTAGGAAGAGAGCATCGGCTGGTGTATTGTGGTTCAATCCCTCGGGTAGGATTAGGTTTTCCCAGTAAGGTAGGGACGCAGGGGTACGGGTGACATACTCATTCCTTCACTGATTCCAAACGTCAGATCGGAGTGGTAGTCCGGCTTCCTCCAAGGTTGGGAAGTACACTTCATTTTTGCCAGTAGGGCCAAGTCTAGTATTTTTATTAGGCCAGCAACCTTCGTTCTCGACAGTTCGTTGGACGTCAAAGAACCAGTCTGCCATCTACTTTGATGTATTAGCGACTGGAAGGCAGGGACCTGTATGGTCTAAGAATGCAGGTGCTGCTTTGAAGGCTTTGCCTGCTGCTAGTAAGGTTGATTTTTCAAACCCAGGGTCAAAGGTCAAGAAAGTCTTTCAGTCATGCTTTTTCTTGGCTTGAGCAAGTTTGGAGAGAAGGGGCCAGATTTCGGCAAAGGGAACGCCAGGGGCGACACGTCCTTCTAACTCATAAGGGATGATTCCTGCAGGGTTTGCTTTGGCATTGCAGCCAGCACAGTCTACCTAGATGCGGTACGATTAAAATGCTCCTATGGTTGGAACTTGATTTACGACATCTACGGGGCAGACCTACATCAAATAAGGATTGGGTGAAGATGGTACGGACTCGAAGTCTAGGTATAAATACTCACCGTCTGGGGGACAGGATGGCATTACCATATTGGTGATATGAGGGAACAGTGCCGTGTCTGTGACGACTGGCTTGGTCATATCTCCTTTGGTACCAATCTTCTAAAGGTATTCCTCCTCAAAAGATTTAAGTTGTTGTAACGATAAT